CTGCAGGCATAGCAGATGCATCATACTTTTCATCACGGCCTTCGCCACGACCAACGTAACGAACAATACCGAAATCACTAATATATTCACCCATATTGTTACCTCCTATTAAGCAGCTGCAGTAATTGTAGAGTCAGTATCTTTACACAAGATAACAACCAAGTTAGCAACGTCACCAAGACCTAAACCGTAACGAGCAATTGTTACATACTCTTCACGTTGTTTAGCCATGTTCCATTGTCCTTCGAACTTCGGCATCTGTCTCCAAGCCATACGGAACGGTCTACGATCCTGAATGTTTGTAAACAAGATAGCTTCACCACAATTCGTCAAAGCAGAGAAAGCTTGAGCACCTTCACGATCCTTCAAAGAAGTTTCGCCAGAAGATTGCGGTAAGTATTCAGATGTGTAAACATCCCATCCATAAATGTTGAAGGAGAATTTCATACCAGACATAGCGCCTTCACGAACAATACCCTCAAACTTTGGATTGTACTGTAAAGAAGCTTTAATGCGCGGGTTGGTAACAATTGCATATTCTTGATAAGACGGGATGATAGCAATTTTCGGACCAACATAGTTAACTTTGTTCAAAGCAACTGTAGCATAAGCAAAGTCTTCCGGAGTTAATACACCCCAACCATCTGTAGCAGAACCAGCTACGAAACGGTGTTGCATACCATTCAAAGTGTTAGAGTTGTTGTTTGTTTGTTCGTTAGCAAGTTTCAAGATCTTTTGTTCCAAATCAGCAGAGATTGCACGAGCTTCTAAAGCAGGAATCTTAGCCATAATTTGAGAAGCCAAGTAAGAATCTTGAGCGAACTTAGCGGTTACATAGTGACCACTGTTGACATAGTTATTAATCTCGAATTCACGAGTTCCAATTTCAATACCTTTGAAGTCAATCTCTTCACCTTCAGCATAATCAGAAACTGTAGCAGAACCCATTTCTACGTCTTGCCATTTGTCACCATCAGGGAAACTGTTGATAACATCGACATAGTTCATAGCAACTAATTCAGGTTCTAACTGTTCACGAAGCATACCAGAATAGATGATGGCACGGATCGCAGCCTGATTGTCACGGGTATTGATACCATTTAAATCAGCCATTTTTATCTCCTAAATATTTTTTACCATTTTACTTTATCAAGCAGTGAAGGATTTGCAATAGCCTTCTTCATAAACTCTGCAACAGCCCGTGGGTCAGTTGTCTTGGATTTGAAAAATTCTGTTGCTTCATTGCTTGAATCATTTGAAGCAGTTTGTCTAGAACTTTGTAAGAAGTTTACTGTATCAAACGATACTTGTTCTTTAATTCCAAACATGCTTTTAAAAGCCTTAGGACTTGTCTTTGCAATGTTCTCGAGATATTCGACAGTGCAACCAAGTTCAGCAGCTTTATTCTTTAGTGCAAGATCTACATCACCATTCGAAATGCTGGCAACTGCTTGTTTACAATTTGCTAGGTTGCTCTCAGCCTGTTGGGTCTGTGTTTGTTCTTGCAATGCATTAAGAGCTATCTGCTTTATAGCGTCTTCTGGTAAAGGAGTGTTAGTATTCTCCGTGTCCATTTTTGTCTCCCTAATCTGTTTAAGTTGTTCTACAATGTCACTCTTCTTTGAAAGCTCATTCACTTTAGCTAAGGCGTCGTCACGCTCTTGTAATAGCTTTGTAATGTATGCTTCCTTTTCTTTAGCGCCTTGTAACAACGCATCAACAGAATCATAAACAGAACGCTCAGAAACGACAAATTTAGTAGTAGCTGAATCGCCGTTATTATTGTTTAAAGTCTTTGAAGTAGTATCTTCTGCAGACATGTTTCTCTCCTCTATAAAGTTTTATTCATCATTACCTATTATACCATAATCCATGATTCTTGTCAAGCCTTTTTTAAATCCATCTTTAAAAGCTCTCATAATTGCATAGTTTGGTACAGTGTAATCATCATCTTTAATTACATCAGCCTTATTAAAATCTTCTTGTAACATCTCGTGTAGTTTAAGAAGCAGTGGCTGTGCATCCTTAATTAATCTTTTGTAGTGTTCTTTCTCGTCTTCTTCAACCCTACACAATAGCTTGTTCAGCATTGTTTACACCCCTCATTTGTGTCTCTTCCAGTTGTTGCTGAGAAAACTCTGCAGCCTTACGCATATCTAATTCAGCGTCAACTCTTGCATTCTCTTTAATAAGCTCTGGAAATTTATCTAATCCTGTAGCATATGTAATAATCTTTGCAAGTTGTTCTGGATCAAAGTTGTTAGCAATCAACGGATCAGCCATCAAAGCACTATTACCAAGTTGTAAAATAGTTTGTGCAATTCTAGCTTTCTCTGTATATGTATTAGAACCAGTAGCAACAAATCTACCATTAGCCGATAAAGCATCTAAGTTAACATCAACAAATGTAACAATACCATCTTGATCAACCTGTTTAACTTTAGCAATTCTATTTGGTGATGATAAGAAGACACGAAGCATAAGAGTTAACAAAGGTTCTAATATCTCTTCTTCAAACTTTCTTACCTTTTCATTGAAGAGTCTTGAAGCAGCTGTATTAAGTTGTGATACTTCAAATGCAGTCTTTTCACCAGGTGTTCTAAAGCCCATAGCTTCTCTAGGAGTTCCTGCCATCTCTTCCATCAGTGTCATATATCTATCAATGTAAAGATCTGCTTGCAAAGCTGTACCATCTGGTCTAAGCATTGTAACATCACTATCATTGTCTAAACCAATTACACAACCTGGATAAGGATACTTAGGCATCTCTACATCACCTTTAGCAATGAATATAGGATTGCTGATGAAGTTGAAGATGTCAGCTCTTTTATTCTCTAAGAAGTCTATATTGAACTGCATACCTTTCAAGTTATCAAGTGGTGACATACTCCACAAGTTATCTTTACGGTCTCTCCAGCCTGCATGGAAGATGTTGCTGTAATAGCCATAGTTAGGAATAGTTTCATTCAATAAAACTCTACTACGATCCATTACAATTATTCTAGCATTCTTGTAGAGATGATTTGTTTCAATATCGTATAAGTCTCCATAGAATGTAAGAATCTCTACCAAGTCGCTATTGTAGTAAGCAGACCATGAAGCAACACCAGCAATGTTACACATATCATCTACAATCTGTTCATTATGTTGACGACCTGTAATAGTGTTACGAATCTCTGCACGTTTGTTCAAAGCAATCTGTAAAGCATCTTTATAGACTTTAGCAGACTCTGGCATCTCTTCAGCTTCTCTTACCAATTCTCCTAAGCTGTAGATGGTTCTAACAATCTTTGGAGATTTCTCAAATGAAGAAGCAAGAGGGTCGAAGAAAATATTACATGGATCTAGACGAACTGCTTTAGGTCCATCGTAAAGTACATTCTCATCTAACTTCTCAATAACTGGAACAGCAGTAGCAAATGCGTTACCATAGTCTACATAGTCTTCTACTAACTGTCTTACAGTAGGTTTAAACTGGCTATCATGCAGCATCTGTCTGATAATGTTCTTAAGAGTATTCTTGGTTTCAAGATCTGTAGAATCATGGTCATATGGTTCCCAATCTACAAAGTCTGGTAAAGAGAACATAGCATCTAAGTAGTACGTAATAAGCATATCACGGATCTGTGTAAGCTTTGGAATGTGTGTACTATTATCGAAGTCTCTTGTCTGATTGTAAATCTGTGTTGTATCAGTTGCATAGAGGTTCTCTAGAGTCTCTTTAGCATTTAAGTACCAAGCGTCTTTAGCAGCTTCCCAAGTTACATATTTGTCTGCAATAGCGAAAGCAAGTCCATCAGGCTCTTGAAGTTGTTTAATGTCTATAGTGTTTGGCATAGCCTCTCCTTAAATTCCACCAAATCTAGATAGTGGTCTTACTTGTTCAAACTTTTGGTACCTATATTGTCTTGGTGCAACTGCGATGGATACCGCATCAGCTAGTGCATTCTTAATATCGTCGTGAGCTGGTTTCAATTGTTTCAGCTCTTCTTCTAATAGTTCACAGTTACCACCACGATAGTGAAAGATTCTATGGTCTTCATACAGTGGCTTCAATGTCATAAGTATACGCTCTTCTTTCTTTGTCTGAGGTCTGTAGTCTTCTATCACCAATCTAGTGGAGTTCTCTGCCAGCTTATCTTTCAAAGCTGTAACAATTACTTGTTGAGCTACTGTGACCTCTGCTTTAAGTTTCTTCAGATTGTACTTGCTGTGAATAGCTAACACGTGGTTGTAGTACTCTTGGATCTTATCAGTCTTGAAGCGGTCTATATCAAGCACGTAATAGTTCTTATCAGAGTCTACACCTACAACAACTATAGCGGTGCTATCGGCCCTGCCGAGGAGCGAGAAAGCAAAGTCGATAGCTCCATAAACATTTAGTGGACGATCCTTCACATAGTAGACACCAGCTTTGGTATAGATGTGATCTCTGTTGTAGTACATAAACATATCTTGTGTAATCAGTGCAGAGCCTTCATCGTTAGGATCGTTGTAGTATTGTGCAAAGAACTGTGACTTATCTACATAGCCTGCTTTAATTCTTGCAAGCTCTTTGAAGTCGAAGCCATACATCTTACCATCTTTACGCTTCTGTCTATTCCACAAGAACTCCCCATTCTCTTCAACAGATCTTTGCAAGATATCCCATTGTGGCTCTTTACCAATCAATTCACCATGGTCGTCATAGATCTCTTCAACAGTCTCTTGCATGGTGTTATAAATATCTTTAGGGTGGTAACGAGTACCTACTGCGATTATTTCACCAGATGGATTAAGAATAGATTGTAATTGAGAATATTGTGAAATAACCTGTCTACGGCCTTCTTCAGTGTTGTTCTTAGGTACAACAATATCGTCTAACATAATAAGATCACAGTGAGCACCTGTAATATTTGTTGTCAGCCCTCCAGCTTTTACAGTACTATCACGTGTTCCTTCCTCTCTTCTTCTTGGATCGTCTACACAAATCTCTGTTGTAGTCCATTTCTCCCTTTTACCTTCGTCTGCATTAATTAAGTCAGGCCAATAACGTCTGACAATGGAGCTATCCAAAGTACCTTTAATGACACGTAGCTGAGACTCTGCGAGATCTGAAGTAGCTGACAAATATACAACAGCTATGGACGGGTCTTTAACAATTCTCCAGCAAACATACATAGCTGCATAGAAACTTTTACGGTGTGCACGAGGATATAACACCAGCTTATAAGGTTTTAGAGAAGGATTGGTGAGAAACTTACACAAATCTTCATGACATGTACCCATTACGTTGTAAGGTGCCACCAATTTTACGAAGGCTATGAAGTCTCGCTCTGCTAACAGTCTGATTTCTTCTAGTGCTTCCTTTGACATTAGCTTTGCAACCTCTTAATGTCTTCTAAAAGACTGGTGGTGTCGACTTCTTCAACCTTTTTCTCTTTCTTAGGTCTGCCTACAGCCTTCTTGTCTTCTTTTTTATCAAGATCTACCAAATATTTGAGAGCATTGAAGTTGTTTTTATTGGAATCGTCGAAAGCTGTTTTCACAATTTTACCCATTGCTTCAGAATGTAGACGTGCTAAAGCCTTTTTTTTCCAAGATTTGTAGAGTGAACCAGTAAATTCAGAGGTTTTAAAGACTTCCCAGTGATCTACATCACCTTCAAAGACATCTTCAATGAAAGAAAACTCTGTAGGATCTCTATAATGTTCTAAAAATAACCTTTCCATACTGTAATAGCCATCTGTGTCAACTGGTTTCAGTGTGAAAGTTGGTTTATAGTCTGGTGCAGGTTGCATATTTGATGGCAGATCGTAAAAAGCTGAGTTAGTTACGTAGCGTCTTCTACATCTGTCATCATTCCATTTAATTTTTTCCATAAGTCTCGCTCCTATTTGTTAACATTATATCACAGATTGGTGTAGTTTGTCAAGAGAAATTTTCAAAAGGCTGTTTACAGATGGCGTAATTTTTGTGAGAAAATTTGTTGACGTAATATTGAAGCCGAAGCAACCCCCTTTCCCCCGTTGCCACCCTTTTAACAACCTTTTTAAAACTTTCAAAAACTTTTAACAGCTTGCAACAATCTCAAACAAACCTTTTAACAGCTTTTAAATGTTCTATAAATGTTCTGAAGTTTTAAACAGCTTGTCAAATATTTTTTTGCAATCTGTGAATAAATTTTTAAAAATTATCAACAATCTTTAAAATAATTGTTGCAATCTCTATTTAAATGTGCTATAGGTTAGGTAGTTTTTAAAAATATTATTATCAATTTTTAACAACCTATATCATACTTTTATAAATTATTACACTAAACAAATATTTAAAAAGTTATCAACAATCTAAAAATATTTGTTGCAATTTATAAAAATATCTGATATAGATTATAACAGTTTTTAACATTAGTTTTTAACTATGTTAAACACAATTAACATTAACTTTATTGAAAGGATAAAACTATGACAAAACAAAACGAGATTGTAACACTTATTAACAAATATCTTAAAAGTGCTAAAACAGGGCTTAAAACATATCGTGAGAATATTCAGACAGCTTATGAAATATTTGTTGCTAACTATAACGACAAGTTAACATATAACAGCACACCTTTATTAAGCTTGTTAAAATCTTTAAATGCTAACGATAAAAAAATGATGCTGGATTATATCAAACTAACAACAAATATTAAGACTTGTAAGGTTGTAAAAGATAAAATCACGCTTATTTTTGGCAATGTTGTTGATGATAAAAAGCCGTTAACATACAATGATAAAATTATTGACTCTATTAAATGGTTTGATAAGGCTAAAAAAGAAGAAAACAAGCCGTTAACACTTAATGAAGAATCTTTATTAAAACGCTTAACAGGTTTATTAACACTTGCAAGAAAGTCATCAATGACAGATGAACAAATTAAAAAAGCGTTTAACACCGCCTTAACAGCTAAAAAATAAAATATTACACCAGATTATTATAAATATTATTATGTTGTTATCATCTTTTAAAAACTTATTGCAATTTATTTTATATGTGATAAGCTTTTATAAAATGATAATTAAATAGTTATCATCTTTTTAATGAGTCTATAAAGCTAGTAAAAACTTTCTTCGGTAGTATTTGAACGCTTTAGAAACAATGT